TTGATGCCCAATAGTTTAGCGACTCTTTCATTCTCTTTCTTTACCTCCTCAGCGGCTTCTTCTAAATCATATTCTAGCACAGTACCAGAACCAATACCAGTTTGACCTACACCGATAAGAGCTTCACGTTCACAAGTCTCTTGCCATTCAGGTCGTAGGTAATGGAAGTCTGTATACCCTGCTTGTAATGTGCCAATCAATGATGCAGCTCTTGCTCGTTCATTGAGATCCTTTTGGGATGTAATGTCAGATACATTCATCTCAGTTAGGTTACACATTTGATATGGACGTAGACCAATCTCACAACATGGGTTAGTACCCCAGTCTTTGTCGTTGGTAAGATAGATACCTGGCTCACCAGAACCTGATAGTCTTACACGTTCCCATAGTTTATCAAAGGATTCTTTAGTAATCTTGTGACGTAGTATTACAGCAGAGTTGTTTGCTCGTGCTCGTTGTGGGTTCTGTTCCCACCAAGAACCAGACTTACAACCTAGCATAGCAGAGTCATCCATAGAGAACAACGATATCATAGCAGCCCTACGGATACCACCAGTTAATACAGCGTCAGCAATGTAGCACATCATGTCATGTACTTCTAGTGTGGTAAGCTGACGTCCTACTGCTTGGTCAAAGATAGATCTCATATTGTGGATACAATCTTTAAGGGGCTGAGGACCTGGGGCTTTACCACCTGTAGTAATTAGCATGGCTCCCTTAGGTCTGATGTCACGGTAATCAAACTCTACATCCATCATGTTGTAGAAGTAAGATTCACATAGAACTTTTACTGCATCTGCCCAGCCCTCAATATTATCTGACACAAGGAACCTACGCTTACGTTTCTTAGGCCCTGCTACTTCAGGTAACTTACGAACATGATGACGTTGAACTGAGTAGCCTACCCCAGTACCGCCAAGTAATAAGAACATACTCTCAGCAAATGATTCGGTACTTTCAATAGGTAAGTATGCACAGTTGTAGATTCTATTGGGGGCTAGCTCGATAGGTGCACCACCAAACTGCAATGCTCTCATTGAAGGTAGGCATTTCTTTTCATACACCAGCTTGTATGCTTTTTCAATTTCTTTCTTCATCTTAGGGTACTTGCGTTGGTGCATCTCTTTGTTTCGAGTAACCAACTCATGCCAAGTTTCCCTGCGTTGCAACTCAGGTATGTACTTTGCGTACTTGCTGAATACAGTTATGTCTGATAAGATTTTATTTGATGTGTTCATTCTCTACCTTTCTTTAAATAGTTTCTGATTCTTGCAAGTGCACCGAAGTCATCCTTCAATCCACCTAATGTCCTGTTACACGAGTGGCATATCCAACCTCTAAACTTACTAGTCAAGTGGTCATGGTCTAATGCCCATGGTGATTTGTTCTTGCCGCCACAACCTTTAGCTTCTTCTGCGTTACGCAAACAGATTGGGCATTGATAATCCTCTGGTGGTTCTTCTACAGTTTCTCGTAATTCCTTTCGTACCTTTGCTATAGATCTTATGCAGAGCCTACAAGTTGTCTTACGATATCCCCTACCACTTTCCATAGGGAAATCTTCACAGCTTTTCTTTACTCCACACTTATTACAGGTCATGTATTCCATGTTATCTCCGACTAAGTTTGACAATCTCTGCGTCTCCCTTAGATACAAAATTAATAAAGCCTTTAGGCTCTTTAGATTTATACTCTGTTTTTTCTACATCGAGTAACGGTACAACCTCTCCCACAAGAGAGGCGTACCATTTATTGGGGTCGTCACATTTAATTATACGTAATGCTTTCATATCCAACCTAACTTAGTTGCGTTGTGAATTATAATCATAAAGCAGGTTATGATATGCACAACCCACCAGAAAGTTCTGATAGCTGCTACAATATCTGCTTGACTATCAGTCTCTCCCACCTTTTCGCCCAAAGATTTTGCCCAGATACGCCACCACTTTTTCATAACGAGTTACTCCTCTGAGCCATTCCTTTTGTACCTCATTTAGAAATACATTCGAGCTTAATAAAATGAATACTGCTACCGCAAGTATAACACCTACTTCAATAATATCTACTATCATAATTATTTACCTTTCTTTTTGGAGCCCGAAGGGCTCTTAGTTTTATCTTGTTTATCTTCCTTCTTGCCAAAGATTGCATCCCAATTGTTGGAGTAACTCTCTTGATTAGGGATAGGTCTTGGCGCTGAGCCTTTGCCTGCCATGTTATTCTCCAGTTAGTTGTTGGTCAATCAGTGTTGCATACCCTGCTATGTCATGCCAGCTATCAGCATAGTTAGGATCACCGTTAAGTATCCTACCTATCTTATGCACGATCATTTCTAAGGATTCTTTTTGTGAGTAGCTAAGCGTGTCCCAGTTGTCGGTGACTCTCATTATAGCTTTTATACTCTGAGATATCTCACCTTGAGATTCAAAGGAACCGTACCTTTTTTCACGTTGTTTTAAAGTATTGTTAGTGGATTGTTGTGTCATCTATATAATCATCCTCCAAACCTTGTACACAATCTAATAGGTATGCACATAGTTGGAATGCTTTGCTTTCTTCATCCACTATATCTATACCTTCTGCTTCAAACATAACTTGACGTTTGCTAGGTCTTCGCTATCTTCGATTCTAATAACATATGACGGCATGTGCCTGTCCTCCGTTGTCGGTTGCTCAAAAAAGCATGTAAACGTTGTCGGTTGAGCAATAAAATAAGGGGCATAAAGCCCCTGATTAACCACCTGAAAGTCTATTAATCTCTGCCTGTAGTTCCTCATCAGTGAGGTCTGTATAGTCAAAGTTAGTGTTTACATTTTCAGATCGTTGTAGTTTAGGTTGTTCATACTCAGCTACTATTGAAGCAAGTCTTGCAGCTTCAACCATATCGTCAGTAGATATAGCTTTAATCATAGCGAGTTTCATAACAGTCAGACCTTTAGGTATACTTTCCATAAGACTGTCTGATAAATTGTTGACGAGAGCAAGAACATCTTTCATTTCTTCTTTCATCTTTTCATTCTTAATCCTAGCTTCAGTAGCTTTCTCTGTCATCATCGCCATATGTTCTTTATCATGACGTGGTTTTAGATTAGCTAATGAGTTAGGGTGTATCTTTTTCTTTCCTTTTGTTACATCATCTTGCGTATAAATTTTTTGGGCTTCTGACATTATCATCTCCGTTTCTAGGTAGTTCCCTATAAGGTACCTAATTACCTAGAATCTACGGAGAGCCCTCTGGTTTGACGTATAACAAAGAATAATCAAGGCCCTAGCTACCCCTTAGTGAGATAGCTAGAGCCCCTTAGGATGGATTTACTGGCGTTTATCTAGGTAATCTAGAACCATTAGTCCAATAAACCCTACTGAAATAAGAATAACAAACATCCTTTGCCTTAGTATTCTTATCCCCTTGGTAAATTAGTTTACATATTAAGACAGTAAACCATTATACCTTAGAACTCAGAGTCGTCAGCCTCTGTTCCTTCCACATCAAAGTCAACAGACCCAGTGTACTCAATTAGGTTTGTGATTTGAATTGCAGTCAAGATTGTGGAGACACCTTGACGACCAGCTACATCATACTCTCGTCGATATACTTTTACATTACCAACTGAGCCGTTACCAATCTTAATGGTAGCAGGTATAGCTTTCTTTTGACTGTCAACAATAGCAACAGGATCGTTTGCAGATCCATCTTTGCGTACAGCTTTACGCTTCAAGTTAACAGCGACTCTACTTGGGTCATCTTTGACGGGCTTAACTGTGCCGTACTGAGCGAGTTCTTCTGAACGATCAGAAGGTACAACGATCTGACATTCCCATTGCAGAGTACCGAAAGGTTCTGTAGGGTTGTCAGGGTCTACCTTAACATAGTTAAGAGTCACATCACGGATGATTGAAGTACCAAGATTTGCAGTCATAATAGTTTCCTGTTTAATTAAATAAGTTCTTTGAGTTGTACACTATGTTTAGTCCAGTCTCCAGACTCAACAATAGGTTGTGATTTGTAGCGATGACCTTGTAATGTATAGATCAAAGCTGTTCCATAATCAGTAGACACTTCCTCCCTGTCATAAAAGTTAGTGGCTTCATTGCCACTGTAACCTTCAAGTGTGTCTAGTTTTCGTAGTGTATCTTCACTCACCTCATAAACTTCTACAAGGATATGTGAGTCTCCACTACGGATGCCTGGGTAGCTACCAAGAGAGAACATCTCGTAGTCTGGTATCCATTGTGTCCCAATCATTTTAGATTCACCAAGGACTCGATGATTACCGAGCCCCTTTCTAAGTGAACCATATACAGCTACGTTACGCATAGTTCCTCCTAAGTATACACGTGGCATGGAGCAATAGTAATTGGTAAGCACCACTGCTCTTCTTCGCTATCATTATAACACAAGACTAGCTCACCGTCATCACCTACGACTTCGTAGACAAAGAAGTAACCAGACCTACCATGATAGTCATCTTCCATCCAACGTTCGAGTGCATCTGACTTGCCACCGTTGTTCATAAATCTTCTTAGGCAAGTGTATAGATTATCTGTAAGGTATACTGTTTCACCTTCTTCAATATAATAATCATCAACATCGTATGGAACATTCAATGCTTCATCTAACTCCGTTAAAGATTGCAAGGCAAGTTGATCTGAAGTTAATACTTCATCATACCTTGGTATCTTTTTATTATCTATTAGAGCCTGAAGGGCTCCGGAGTATCTAGCTAACGTTGTGTTACCATTCAGTCCACATGCAGTGTTCACCTCTAATACAGTTGCTTCCTTCTTTCTTTCATTCCATATCACATCTACCGCACCGAAGTCTAACCCTAATACATTTACTGCATTAACTGCACTAGATATTACTGAAGGTGATGGCTTAACATCTGAGATTGTAAATACAAATCCGTTACTGTGGTTTCTGATTTGATAGTTCTCAGGTGTTGTACCATGTGGTACTGCCTTACGTTGTATAAGTATAGGTACATTCTTTACTACATGCACACGATACTCGTCACGCTTCTTCATGTATTTAGTATACAAAGGTGCATTGTATACAGCACTGCTTGCAGATACATCTTCCTTGTATCTTACAAGATCTAGCCCTTCACCTGAATGACCTTGCATTACATTACGAATAACAACATCATGCCCTTCATCGTACCACTGTCTAGCAATGCTTACATGTGTTGTCCAGTCAGGTATAGGTATCGGTAGTATTGAATCAGCATTATCTCTGTCGATAGTCTTGAAGAACTCTAGCTTATGAGATGCTAATCGAATCTTATGGGGTTTGTTAAATACTCTAGCTTGTCTAAATGAAGACAGATCTATAGTTGAGTTACCCCAGTTGATTAAAACTAAATCGTTTTTATCTGTAACAGATGAGCCTTCAAGTTTCATTCTCTTACAGTTTAAAGAATTAGCTAACAGTTTTGCAGATTCACTTCCAGATTTATAAGGTACTACTAATACTTGGCTCATTGTATTGTCTCCATACAGAAGTCATCGTCTGTTAAAAGATAAACATCTTTTTGTGATTGAAGTATCTCTTCTACTTCATCCTTCTTATCTAAGTTGTTTACATCCTCAGCTATTATTTCTTGCAACCAAGGTGTAGTTAAGATAAGTTCGTAAGTGCTTCCAGTCTTTACCATACTCTGAACTATACCTGTGTAGTACCCAGCTACTGCAGGTACAGGAGCTTGGAAGCATTTGATCTCCAAGTTCTGACCATCGGTAGTGATACCACCCATCGGCGTGGTTTGTTTGGAACCTGTCGGTATGCCTTCAGAATAAAATTCTACTTCATCACCAGTCTTTAAACCATAGTCCTTTAGTTTATTTAACGGATGACCTGGTGTCTTTTTTACATCGTTAGACCATTTGTTTTGATTCCAATTGTTGTAGTACACAGTCGTAGGTTTAACATACTTAGGTTGTATCTTTACCTTTCTGAAAGATGGTTTAAGACCTGTAGTATCTTCAACGTTAAAGGTAGCAAGCATACCTACAGGTAACTCTTCAATGGTATAGTCTATATCATTACGAGTTAGGATAGCTTCAAGCATATACCTTTCTGATGCATAATAAAATGTATCTCTGGTCTTATGCTTAGCAATCCACATAGGTCTCTCTTGATTACGAACAATATAAAACTCCATCTTATTATCGTTGTACCAAGTCAGAGCAAACGCACCTTTCAATACACTAATAACTTCTTCAGGGTTATCAGTCAGACCCATAGCATATGCAATGTTCTCACTGTCTACCTTAAAGTCTTTGTAATCTGGAAGTGTAGTCTGATCACCAAGTGTACCGTTGTGAGCTAGCGTTACATTACCGTAAGTAAACGGGTGAGCATTGATGTCATTCACTGCACCCTGAGTAGCATATCTGTTGTGACCTAGGAGAAAGTCACCGTATATATTACCAGCAATAGCAGAACCCTGCTTAAGTTGTAGGTAATCTGGAGCACTAACAGCACGTTTGTATGTTAAAACCTCGTTGTTTGCATCGTTGGTTGCTACACCTGTACTATGAGAACCACGAAGAGTATCTACAAATAGTAATTGTTGAAACACTTTTGCATCTTGGAAGTTGATATCGCCTATCACGCCAACTAATCCGCACATAATTTATCCTTTATCTTTGACAATTGTCTTGAGCCTATATTGTGATGCATGATGTTGGTTTGTACCTCTCTCATGCGTGATTGAAATAGAAGTTCTTCTGCTACCCACACACCCTCGAACAGTTTCATATTAGACAGTGACACATGTTCTTGGTTATCGTTTACAAGATCACCGAATACATACGTTAGCATAGCATTCGCACCGCTTACGCTAAGTATCTTAGGGATTCTGCTTATAGATTTGTTAGGATTTTGAACAAACTTCTTGAGTGCTAGTATATGATTAATCCAATTGGTTAGCACATAGCAATTGGAGGTGCCCCGATGGCCTCTGAACTCGATAGCCCCACGTTCCCTAAGGGAAAGTAAGTTTATCGCAGAGTACTTAGTCCATGATGGTTCCTGCAAAGAGTCAGGACCAGCTTCAAATATACGTAGTAGGTTTTGTATTTGATTCTGCCCACGATATAAAGACAGAGAGTATATACTTTCTTCTCTCTCTTGTCCACATATACTGAACAGATACGGTTCTACCATAGCATACAAAGTTACAAGGTCACACACAGAAGACCATAGCATATCTCTAGCATCCATGTGTACATGCACAGACGTACGGTAACCAAACGTACCTTGATTAGTCAAAGCTAATGCTAGCTTCTCTACTCTTTTCTGTGCACCAGATCCACCTATAGGTCCATCGAATACATACTCTACTCCGTTGTTACGAAGGGATCCATCGGGTATGCATCGCCATCCAGGTATTCTTGGAGGGTCCATAAGGTTTTCTACTTCTACCTCAACGCCTATCCTGGTGCCTGATATCAGGTTACCAAGACGGTTTGTCTCTGGTTCTTGAGGTCTAAGATTGTATCGAGATTGAATTGTGGAATCCATTTGGGACAATCCTCATTATCATTGGAATCAAGTGATCAACTTTGCAGGAGACTTCTATCCTGCCATCTTTAATCACACCTATTGGTCTACCCTTGTACGACAGCACAGGGTGTTCGACATCATACATAGAAGAGAATGCAAAGTGTGGAGAGATAGCTCGTGAAATCATTTCACCACTCACCACGGTTTCAAAGGCTTCTTCAAATGGACTGTAGGTTGGATTGAATAACTCTGATATCTCATTGTTACCTATATCTAACCTGTAATTAATGTTGTCGTTTACTACGAGATGTCTGATAATTCTCTTATCAAGAATCTTATGCTCAACATTACTCCATCTAAAACCTTTCTTCCATTGTCTTCTAGCTACACGTTCTACATACATAGTATGTTTGTTACTATTAATGAAACCTAGTTTAGGCCAGTCAAAGTTAATATCATTACTTGGATCGTCACTGTATAGTAACACACGATCACCGTTAACTTTATCTACACTAATAGCTAGAGCACCATCATCAGTTTCTATATTGGATACTCTACCAACATACCAGCCATCATCATCCCTGCTTTTAAACTGTAGGTATGTATCTGCGTAAGTTGCATAGAAGTCTCTTGGACTTATGTCCGACAGTATTAGTTCACCGTTTCTCATGTCAT